TGTCCCGCAGTTTACGAGGTTGACCCCCTCCATAAAAGCCCTGACATGCAGAAATACGTCGATTTCCACGTAATTGACCCTCTACATTCCAAAGTCCACGAGCGACTCCTGAATTGGGCTCGCTGGGTGAAGGTCCGCCCGGACTTAGGGTGGAAGATGGCTCCCTTCTGGAAGCTAATCAAGAAGGAACGAGTGGGGGAAGAGCTGGCCATACGCGAAACTTGCGACATATTGGACGCGGAAATGGTAGAAAAGGCCATCCGGGCTCTCCCGGAGCCTAACAGAACTGCTATACGGTGGTGGTATGTCAAGGCGGATAACCCCAGGAAAGCAGCCCAAGCTCTCGGTTTGAGCCTCTCAGGTCTTTCTGATATTATATCTCAAACTAGAAGTCTGCTGTCCCGCAGTTTACGAGGT